CAGAAGAGAATCCAGAAGCTAACGTAGACGTACCAGCAGGCCCAGAAGCATCTGCAAGTCCGGTTCCGGTCAGACAATAATAAATAATACTATTATGTTACTAAACGAATTCTTAAAGAAAGATGAAGGCGAAAGTTACCCTAGTAATAACGATGATAACAGCGTTTATAAACTAAGTGACTTACGTAAGACCAGGCTCACATTGGCACAATTAAATAAGCTCAGGAATATAAGGGACGTTAAAAAAATTGAAAAATCTAAAAAAATAGAAGACGTTAGGCAACAATATAAGCCCGCACCACAGTCAATGTAATAGCAAAAAGTTATTTGTTTTAGTGTTTTCACACTAAAACTACCCAAAAAACCTCCTTTTTGCAGTGTAAATCTGCACCTCCGTTAAATACTACTATAATACTACTATAGGAGTAACTTCGCATGAGTACAAAGTATGAACAGTTGATTGAATATATCATCAACGAAGAAGAGGATAAGGCAAAAGCACTCTTCCATGATATCGTAGTTCAAACTAGTCGTGACATCTATGAGAATCTAATTGACGAAGACGATTTTTCTGAAGAAGAAACAGTGGATGACATGTCAGATGCTATCGAAGCTGATGAAGAAGGTATCAGTGAAGAAGACGACGAGATGGACATGGACGACGAAGAAGAGTCAGAAGAGTCAGAAGAGTCAGAGCCAGAAATTGAAGATCGAGTTATGGATCTTGAAGACGCATTAGACCAACTCAAAGCTGAATTTGATGCCATGTTGGACGATGACGGCGACAAAGAGCCTGAAATGGACATGGAACTGGATATGGGTAACATGGGCGACCAAGAAGAGTCAGTAGAAGAACATGAAGTTGTTAGAGAATATGTTGATAAAGTTGCTCAGCCTGCTAATAATTCAGAAGCTGTCACATCACCAGTTGCTCGTAAGAACGACATGGGCGGTAAAGCAGTTGATCCTACCGGTGAAGAAAACGGTGGTTCTACTCCTAAGGTCGCACCAGGTAAGTCTTACAAGAATACCGCTGGTGGCAAAGCACCTTTAGAAAGAGCACCTGCCGCTAAGACAGGTGAGTAATTAGAGTTAACTAAGGATAAACAATGACATTACTTAAAGAACATTTAACATTTGATGCGGCCCGTATGGTAACAGAAGGCTCTGACGATGGTAAAGATATGTTTATGAAAGGTATTTTCATTCAGGGTGGTGTTAAGAATGAAAATAAACGAATTTATCCTGTTTCAGAAATCTCTAATGCAGTCAGTACTGTCAATGAACAAATTAAGGGTGGTTACTCCGTTTTAGGCGAAGTTGACCATCCAGATGATTTGAAAATTAACTTAGATCGTGTTAGCCACATGATTACTGAAATGTGGATGGACGGACCTAATGGTTTTGGTAAATTAAAATTATTACCAACCCCAATGGGACAATTAGTAAAAACTATGTTAGAATCGGGCGTCAAACTTGGTGTAAGTTCTAGAGGCAGTGGTCAGGTCTCAGAATCATCAGGAGACGTTAGCGGTTTTGAAATTGTAACAGTAGATGTAGTTGCACAACCAAGTGCTCCTAACGCATATCCAACAACTGTGTATGAAGGGTTGATGAATATGAGGGGCGGACACAAGGTTCTCGAAATGGCAGCTGATGCCGGTGCAAATCAAAAAGTACAGAAGTACTTAAAAGAGCAAGTAACACGCTTAATTAAGAACTTAAAAATTTAGGAGATCCGTATGTTAGAAGCAATCAAACCATTGCTAGATAGCGGAATTATTAACGAAGAAACAGAGATAGCAATTAATGAGGCGTGGGAAGCAAAACTTTCTGAAGCTAAAGAAATTGTTCGTTCTGAACTCCGTGAAGAGTTTTCGCAACGCTATGAACATGACAAATCCGTCATGGTTGAGGCTTTAGACAAAATGGTCAACGAGTCTTTATCTAAAGAACTTCAGGAATTCGCTGAAGACAAGAAGAGATTAGCAGAAGATAGAGTTAAGTACAACACAAAGATGTCTGAAACAGCAGATAAGTTTAAAGGCTTCTTAGTTGGTAAACTAACCGATGAACTCAAAGAGTTACGTGAAGACCGCAAGACAATGGCTGGTACAATGGCCAAAGTTGAGCAGTTCGTTATTCGTCAACTTGCTGAGGAACTTAAAGAATTCGAACAGGACAAGAAAGCCATTGTGGAAACAAAGGTCAGACTTGTTACTCGAGCGAAGGAAAAGTTAGATGAACTTAAGACTAAATTCGTTGCTAGATCTTCCGCATTAGTTAAAGAAACAGTTGCTACAAATCTAGAGTCTGAGTTAACTCAACTCAAAGAAGACATCCAAACAGCTCGTGAGAATATGTTTGGGCGTAGATTGTTTGAAGCATTTGCAGGCGAATTTGCTGGTACTCACTTAAATGAGAATCAGGAGATTAAAAAACTTATGAGCATTATTGCTCAGAAGGATGTGAAACTTGCAGAAGCTACACAATCACAAGAGGAAGCTAAGAAATTAGTTGAATCTACAAAGAGCGAAATTAAAGTCATTAAGGAATCTAGTGAGAGAAAAGAAACACTCAATGGATTACTTAGTACATTAAACAAAGAGAAAGCCACGGTAATGCGTGACTTGCTCGAATCAGTGCAGACCGATAAACTTGGATCTGCATTTGACAAGTATTTGCCAGCAGTACTTAATAATTCCAAGATCGAACACGCCGCAAAGCACGTTCTTTCAGAGAACAAAAAAGTAGTAACTGGTGATAAAATCACTGCAAAAGACGTTGTTAAGGAAGATGGCACTAATATCATCCAACTAAAGCGTTTAGCAGGGCTATAAATTAATAAATTATTATTAGGAGAAAACTGAAATGTCAGATAATTTACTAGAAGGCCGTTGGGGTGAGACCAAAGAAGCTCTGTTAGAAGGTTTACAAGGTTCCCGCCGTACAACAATGTCTTCCATATTGGAAAACACAAGAAAGCACTTAGCAGAATCCGCCACTGGCGGTGCAACAACTAGTGGTAACGTTGCAACTCTTAACCGAGTTATTCTTCCCGTAATTAGACGAGTTATGCCAACTGTTATTGCCAACGAAATTGTTGGAGTACAGCCAATGACTGGTCCAGTTGCACAGATTCACACATTACGTGTGCGTTACGCTGAAACAGCAACATCTACAGCAAGTGCACCGTTTAATACAAACACAACATCAGGTGACGAAGCACTTTCACCATTCAAAATTGCCACAGCATACTCTGGTTCAACATCAACTGGTCGTGCAGACAGCACAGCATCATTTGAAGGTTCACCAGGACGTAAGATCAACGTTCAGATCTTAAAGCAAGTTGTTGAAGCTAAAACACGTAAGCTATCAGCTCGTTGGACATTTGAAGCCGCACAAGACGCACAGTCAATGCACGGTTTAGATGTTGAAGCAGAGATTATGGCTGCATTAGCTCAAGAGATCACTGTTGAAATTGACCAGGAAGTACTTGGTTCTTTACGTAGCCTTGCGGCAACTGAAGAAACATACAACCAGGCAGCAGTATCTGGTACAGCTACTTACGTTGGTGACGAGCATGCCGCATTGGCAGTTCTTATCAACAGAACAGCAAACAAGATTGCACAAAGAACAAGACGTGGTGCAGGTAACTGGGCAGTTGTTTCCCCAGCCGCACTAACAGTTTTACAGAGTGCAACAACATCAGCTTTCGCACGGACAACTGAAGGCACATTTGAAGCACCTACAAACACTAAGTTTGTTGGTACACTAAATGGCGCAATGAAAGTTTATGTTGATAGCTATGCAAGTGACTCAACCGCAGTTCTAGTTGGTTATAAGGGTTCAAGCGAGGCAGATGCCGCGGCTTTCTATTGCCCATATATTCCATTAATGAGCAGTGGAGTTGTTCTTGATCCAGCAACGTTTGAGCCAGTAGTTGGCTTTATGACTCGCTACGGATACGTAGAGCTCACAAATTCCGCTTCATCGCTCGGTAACGCCGGCGATTATCTGGGTGAAATTGCCATAAGCAATTTGTCCTTCTCATAATTGTAGAAGTCAAAACGCAACAAAAAATTCCTGTTCGGAATGGGATACAAGGAAGGGGTCGCAAGGCCCCTTTTTTGTGGCTAAAAGAAGCAGTCAGCAGAAACCATCGCTAAAAAAGCAGAATTATTGCGTGGACAGCCCAGAGAGAAACGTTATTGTCAACATTGTGACAGGCAGATCTCACTTGGTTGGTACAATAGACACAGTGACAACTGTAAGTCAAAATAACTTGACTTAACTCCCGACTTACTGTATAAATATATATACGTTCAGGCAATAGCCCGGAAGTAGACTTTACTATTAGTCGAAGGAACGCATTATCATCGTTCATCTCGAAAGAGACGGAAGTAGGTAATGGTTACCGAAGGAACGCACCTAACTGTAAGAAGGAGGGTGTTGACATGACATTGTGGACTCGATATTGTAGAGCTCATGCACAACAAGACTATCATAAGGCTTGTATGCTTAAATTGTTTCTGTTACGTGCATTTGTACACTACTAATAAGTAAGCATCAATTTAAGGGATCGAAATTTGATCCCTTTCTTATGGCTTCATAATCTATAAATACTACTGTTCAGTAGTTAGGTAAACAGGAAAATTTTTCCTGTCCAAACTGACTTATGCTGTTCCCACAGCGTAGCGACTAGAACTCGCATTGGACTTCTTAACAAGGAGAAAACAAATGGGAAGACCTATTAAAACTGCCGAATCAGTTGGCGGCAATCTTAAAGTAGCATCAGCATCAACAGCATTACCAATTGGTTCAAATGCTCTAAGTGGCAATCAAATAGTTATGAAAGCATACATTACAGGCGGTAGTGTTCAAGACACAACACTAGTTCTACAAAAAGGAACAAAGAAATTCCGTTGTACAAATAGTGATGGAACCGAGTCTCTGCAATTAACATCAGTAGTGCATGGTTCATTAGCACAAGGACAATGTCAGATTACTGGTACAGATAGTGCCGGTGGTACTTACTTTGCAAGTAAAATTACAGGACGTCATTTTCATGTAGGCAATCTTGGAACAGGATCACAATTTGCAGTTGGTGATAAGGCTTTATTAGTCGCATCAGGACCAGAAGCAAATGTAAGTGTTTCAGTACCGAACAGTTAATATTTTTTTAACAGTAAAGGCTACAGTGATAATTACAGTGTAGCCTTTTTTTATGACACCAATAGCATTTATTATCGGAAACGGACGTAGCAGACTAGATGTAGACCTTAATACACTACGAGGTCGAGGCATGACCTACGGCTGTAATGCACTATACCGGGACTTTGTTCCTGACGTACTGATAGCAACTGATAACGGTATTGCTAAAGAAATACAAGAATCAGGATATGCTAACACAAATAGATTCTATACCAGAAGACCACAAGAAGGATCAGGAGCGAAACCTATAGAATACAATTATGGATGGTCAAGTGGACAAGTTGCACTAAGTTATGCCGCCCACGCAAAGCACAGTTATTTGTATATGATTGGATTTGATTTAGCAGGGCTTGACAGCAATACCAAGTTTAATAATGTATATGCAGGCACTGACCACTATAAAAGATCGGAAGAGCGAGCAACATTTTACGGTAACTGGTTAAAACAGATACATCAAACAGCTACAGAGTTTAAAAATACAAGGTTTGTTAGGGTAATTTCAGAGTCTGGATATGAGCCACCAGAGCTTGGTCCTTTAAAAAACCTGCAACACATGTCTACAACTGACTTTAAAACTGTACTAAATACATTGAAATAGGTAGAAAAAGAATGTCCACAACCAAACGAGTTTCCGGTGATTACCATATAAGTTCAGTAGATGTAAGTACTGATAATGTTATTATTACGACACACACAGTTACGGTTAACGGTAACCTAACAGTTACGGGAACAACTACATCTGTTGAAACAACTAACACAGAAGTATCAGATAACACAATTACGCTTAATAGTGGCGAGGCTGGTGCGGGCGTTACTGCTGGAACAAGTGGTATTGAAGTTGAACGAGGATCTTTAACAAACGCTAAATTTGTTTTTGATGAAACATCGGACACCTGGCAAGTTGATAACGGAACAGGATCATTAGCCACTGTTCTTACGGTAGGCGGTGCAGGTATTGCCAGCGTTGTTGAAGACACAACGCCCCAACTAGGCGGTAATT